CATTGGTGCTGAGGCACTTAGAACTGAAACAGAGACTATTGGTGACTACAAGTTAGGTATCAACACTGTTGTTCGTGCTGCTAAGGATGCATATAAAACTGCATTTAGCTCTATTGACACTGATCCTCGTGCAAACCTTGATGTTGTTGGTAACGCATACATTAGTGGTAGAAAAACTGGTGATTTCTTAGGACATGATTTATATGCTGATCGTGATAAGACTGCTATTGATGATGCATTCATAGTTGGTGGCGATAGTGTTACTGAAACTAATGAAGCAGTCTTCCGTGTAGCTACTACAAACAATGGTCGTGTTGGTATTAATGTTGATAATTCTGAACTAGACAGAGCTTTCGTTGTAGATGGCACATCTAGATTTACTGATGATGCTAAGTTTGAGCATGACATCGAAGTCAATGGTGATGACGGTGTAATTGCTGAGATCAGAACATCACAGACAACAGGCACATTTAACCTTGTAACTGATACTGATTTTGTAGGTACATTAAATCTTGCTGGTGATGCACAGTTCATTAATATTGGTAATGATAGAACTGCCACTCAGACAGTTAACCTATTCAATAGTGTAACTGGTGATCATTTCATCAATATTGGTACTGCTTCTTTACACAGTAACATCTTTATAGGTACTGTTCCTGAGACTCTTACTTCAGAGATTTCTAAGGTAGAGATTGGTGGTGCATATACCAATACTAACGAAGATTTATCTTACACTAAAGTTAAGTCTAGAAACTTCAGAGTTGATGGTGATATGTGGCTCGGATTCCGTAGAGGAATTGGTGACACTGTATCACTTAAGTCACAATCATCACAGGTTGATTTCTTATCTAACACTGGTGGTCCTTCAATCCTTAACTTTGCAACTAATGCATCTGAGATTAATATCGCAGGTCAAGGTGGTACAACTACAATCAATAACCAACTAAAAGTTATTGCATCTGCACAGTTTGATAGTAATATCACACTATGTGGTGGTGTTGCTTCCTTCTCATTCGTAGGTGAAAGAGGACAACTTGGTTCTGTAATCAATCCTCATGATGATGGTGTTCTCAGTCAAACTGAATTTGTCAAGAATATTGACATCCTGAATGTTATTGTTCTAGCTCCTACTGATGAAGGATATAACCAAGTTGATACTGCTGGTAATGGACCATGGGGTAGTGCATTCTTCCAGAATGCAAAAACTGGTCTTGGTGGAAGCCCAGTGGTTGAACCACAGGATCTACCTGCATTAACTGGTACTGATGAATATTATCTACCTCTAGCAAATTCACCAGTTAAAGCTAACGGTGATCCATACTTTGCTACTAACGATTATCTCTTAATTGATAGTCCTGTTAATAGTTCTACTGAGCATCCTGAACTTGTACAGATTGTTGAATTAACAAGAATTAACGTATCACCTTACTTTGTGAAGGTTAAGCGTCAACCTATTGGTACATTCACTACTGTTCTTGACACTCATCCAGATAATACACCTATCTACAGAGTTAATGTTCAGTTTGATGCCACATGGACAGAACAGGCACTTGATGGTAATGGTCCTCAGGACAATGTATACCTTGCTGAGTTTGGTGGTAATTTAACAAACAACGATTATGTTGTTGTTGGTCGTGATGATGGTACACCATCTGGTGATGGTATCGATGACTTTGGTGAAGTAATCAAAGTTGTTACACCACTATCTGCTGAAGTTCAGAAGTTCACAGTCTCTAAAGATTGTTCTTTAGGTGACGCTGGTAATGTATTCACTATTGATTCTGTAACTGGTGATACTTACATTGGTGGTGATACTATTCTTGAAGGTCAACTAAGACTTGAAGGTGGTTGTGGAACTATCAATAGAGGAACAATCACTGGTACTATAGCACCAATTCCTGATGATGTTGTAACCAGATATATTACTAACATTAATTCTACTGACATTGCTAAGGTTCAAGTTGGTGATTCTATAAAGTTCACTGGCACTGTTACTGCAACAATGTTTGGTGATACTAGAATTGAGGAGATTGATGCTACTCAAATCAGACTTACTAAACCAATTGTTCTTAATGCTGAACTAACAAACATTAGCTTCACAGTTGTTAAGAACGAAGAGTTTATCATTCAGAACGGTAATGATCAGAACACTCTATACTTTGATACATGTGCTGCTACCATGGAAATTGGTAATCAGTACAGAAGATTAGATGTTGAGAGAGTTCTTCCTTCTGTTGAAACTATCGCTACCACAACTGCAAGATATTCTGGTAATGAATCTGATATTAGAGTTTACTCTTATTGGGTTGATCCTCAGACTATCAATGCTAATGGTCCTACCACTACTCTATCTCAAGATGCTGCTACTGGATCCATTGCTGGTTCTGTTTATCTAACAGTTGATTCTATTGGTGAAGGAACTGGTAGATTTGCTGAAGGTGATATGGTTGCTGTTGGTGATCTAACTCTAATTGCAAATGGTGGTGTTTACACACCTGGTGGTACACAACCTAAATGGGAAGTCATGCAAGTTGCTGCAGTTGATGTAGCAGGTAAGGTTATAAGATGTTTACCAGCTCAAGAAGGAACAACTGCTAATGCATTAACTGATTATCTAGCTACTACAACGACAGTAAAGAGAATTCTTAGACACCCTGAGTCATCTAACTTAGTTGATATTGAAACAAGACAACGTGGTGGTGCTGACTTCTGCTCTATCATTCTTGATAACGGTAGAATTGCACAAACTAAGTTTGATTATCTAAACTGGTTCCGCTTCTATGACAAGGCAAATGATTCTAATGAAATCTTCTATGTAAATGGTGGACTAGCAGGTAAGGTTCATACAACTATCATGGATGAGACCATCTTAGATGGTTCTACTACACACAGAAATGGTGATTTAATTCTTAATAAAGACTTCACCATGTATGGCGGTGTAATTACCGTTAAAGATTCTGTTGGTAAGACTAATATCCTACAGGTTGTTAATGATGATGGTCACGCAGATCACTCTGGTTCTATCTACTTTGACGCTGGTGTTATTGGTAGAGGTGACATCAAACTTTACTCTTCCTTCGGTCCAGAAGAAGTTCTAACTGTTGGAAATGAAGTAACATTTGGAGTTGATATCTACGGTGACGCAGAAATCAGTAACTCCTTACAAATTAGAGGTAGTGTAAGTGAAACACCAGCTAAGACACCACAATTCCAGTTAAATAACTTAGGAATCAATGGTGCTGATGACTTCATCATCAATAGAGATAATTCTATTGACGCCTTTGGTATTACTAACTACTACACCAAGACTGGTGGTAGACATGGACGTTATATCTCTTCTGGATCTGACGCTGCTGATCTAAACCTAGAAGCTAACGTTACATACTTTGCTAACGTAAGTAATCAGACTAACTTGATCTGTTACTTACCTGAAAATCCACAGACAGGAGATGAAGTAAGATTCGTTGAAGTTGGTGGTAATTTAGGTTACGACACAATGCTAATCGTTAGAGCACTAACTCCAAATACTAAGGTACAAGGAGATTCTGGTGGAACTACAATTGGATTGGGTGGTACAACTCCATATAATTCTGGTGAATTAGTGGTACAAACAGCTAACGCTGGATTTACTCTGGTTTACCTAGGAGGAACAGATTCACAAGGCACCATCGTTTCTTCCTCTGTACAAGGATGGTGGTTAAGAGAGGTTTAATCAATGACTTTCTACAATAGGATAAAAGCAAGTAAAATCGCCCCAATAGGTACTATCATACCTTGGACGGGCGGTACTGGTCTGGGAGATCGTGCTGAGGATATTCCTAAGGGTTGGATTGTATGTAGTTTAGCTAATGCTGTACTAGATGCTGCTGATTATCCTCTTCTAGCAGCAACACTAGGAAACCAATATGGACCATTTCCAGAAACAGGTTCTAACTTTGAGTTAGGAGTTAATTATGGATTGGTAAATGATTTTCCATATAATAAAAATCCTGAATATCATGTTGATCAGTTTGGATTACCAAATTTGAATCAAGTTAATTTGATTGATATTGAGGGATCTAGAATTCCTGCTACTGATCTCTTACATATTGGACAGTATATTGGTCGTAATGGTCCTGATGCTGTACAAGCACCTGTTCTTCTTGAGTCTGATGTAAACATCACATTCACTATGGAACCAGCATCCAATTTAGCTGGTAGAATTACTGGTATAACAATGGATGACCCAATATATTTCGATACAGTATATACTATTCCAAGAAAATTAGGTGTTGAACATACTCCAGAACATAATCATAGACCAGCTAGTGATTCTGATTTTGATCAGTTTTGGTCTGCAACTCCAACTGGTCAACCTATTATGGAATTCTTACCTGGTAGTGGACTAAAAGATAGTAGTCCAAATTATGTTGCTATTTCTCCTATTGGTCATAGGGATAATGATGCTCAAGCACATCCATTTAGACCAGGTGAAAGAGATATTACATGGTACGATGAAAATGATGGTGGCATGACTATGGTTGATGGAAGTACCAGACAATTTGTTGATGCTCAATTGGAATTGGTTCCTGCTATGCCAGATACTCCTAGAACTATTGAAACTAGAAATTATATTACCTTTAGAACTTGGACTGCAACTCCTGCTGGTGAGCAATTTGCTTATCAAGATGATAACCGTGCGTTACCAAACATCCAAACACAATCTCATACTGGTGCATTTCCCCCTGCAGGATATTATAATAATAGAAGAAACTATTATGCTTCTGTTGATACTCCAGAGTTTCATAGAGGTAATCAAATGCCAGCAACAAATATTGAGGATACTAGCTATGATGCTGCTAGTGGTGAGAAACAACCGATAAATAATGCTGTAACTGATACCTATACTACCACACTAAATCATAATGCAGAAATATGGGCAGATGATGCATTAAAATCACATAATCATAATGCAATGGAAGTAACTATGGGAAGGGGTAGTCTTTCTGTTCCATCTACTATTTTGGTAAATGATATTTCCACGGGTACAACAGCACCATTATCTGTAGACACAGCATTGAGTGTTCAGATTAATAATAACACACCTTCTTTGACTATGCTATACATTATCAGAGCTTTCTAAGATGCCAGCATTTTACAATAAATCAAAATCAATTCATGGAACGATGACGGGATCGATTATTCATTTTCCCGTTGAGTTGATAGAAGATGATCCAAAAGGTACTAGTAATATAGATTTAATTCCTGCGGGATATCTTAGATGTGATGGTAGAGTTTTATTTGCCGTAGAATATCCAGAACTAGCTGCAGTTCTAGGGACAGGATTATCTACTAGATTTTTAAAAGATGGTCAGGCACTTACTGACGAACAATTTCAGTTACCAGACTTAAGAAATAAAAATATCAGAGCTACAACCTCTTCTAATATTGGACAGTATAATGATCTTGTTGTTCAAGATCAAAATAATGAGGATGTTTATAAATCTGGTGTTGGATTAGATGTTGTACAAAATATTGATAGTCCATATGAATTAACATATACTGGTGAATTTTACATTCCACCTCAAACCATTGATTTAAGAGGAGAACCAAGATTTACACTTGATACTGGTGTATACACATCTACTGATGAAGTGCCACAGAATGCATTTCAACCACATATGCATAGATCGCAAACTCTTAGAGCTAGACAAAAGGATAAAGCTGGAAACTTCTTTTCTGCTAGACAAAAGAATCATGTAAGAACAAAATCTTCATTGAATGTTTGTCAATGGTGGGAGAATACAGCACAACCATTATGTTACTATCAATGGTCTAACTTAACAGTAATAGGAAAAACTCCATATCCAGATGAAACAAGAGTTGGTTCTAACCGAATGCAGTATTGGGGTGCATGTTTTAATGGTTGTTTAGGATTTACAAGTGCTAGCCTTTGCTTATGGCCAGAGGGAGGAGATTACTGCCCAGAAATGGAAAATGCATCTTGGGACTTTAGAGGTGGGTATGGAGATGACTGTAACGTTGGTAAAACAAGTATAGGAGATAATGTCACTTTAGGTAATATCACATATGAACCAGAATTGTATCAAGATTGTGATTGTGTAACCTTTTTGGGTATTTGTTGGGGTGGAGCACCAGGACAGGATAATGCCACTATTAACTCATCGCAGCTAACAAACTATGGTCCTACTTATGGTGAAGCTACAACAAACCTTCCATTTACATTTCTAGATGAAGAAGATTATGTTGTTAGGGAATCTGGTGTAACTAACATAACCACTTTAATGGGTGAACGTGGTACTGATGCTGCTCACAGACATAGAATAGATTTTGATGCTGAGGAAGAACATACATATCAAATGAGAACAAGAGCAGCATTTGCTCCTGGTTCTAGTGGACTAACATCTAAGATCACTATCACTAAAAATAATGAACCGAAGGCAGATAAATACATACAGCCATTCGTTGTAACCGAGTATCTAATTAAAATCTGATGGCACAATACAGGAATCCTTACGCTAATTTTTATTCTGATAAATCAGGATCATACATGTCTATCGGATCTATTGTACCTGTATTGGTAGATAGTTTTTCGACAGATCTTGCTGGAGCAAATACTGGTGAAGGTACTGGTGGAGATGATCCAAACTTTGCTTACCGTAATTTCATGTACTGTGATGGAGCACAGTATGATATTAAAGATTATCCTCTATTATATGAGAAGATTGGTAATGATTATGTCACATTAAATACTGAATTAATTTCAAATAATGCTATTCGATCAAATGTATCTGGAGATCCTGGTACAGTATACAGAACATTTGTTGATGGTACCAATGTATTCGTAGAAATTTATGCAGAACCAATAGCAGGAACTAATAGCTACGAGAGAGTAGTTCCTAACAATGCTACTTTATCATTTGATGTTCTTGGTGATTATCCTACCGCTGGTGGACAAGTACAAGAGAGTACAGCATACAGATTAGAATATTCCGAGACATATCAGGCTAGTGCTGCTATTGCTGGAACTCACGTTTATAGGATGCTTCTTAATTATGATCCTAGTAATACTGGTGGTGGTGGATCAACTCCAGGTGGAACAGTTACTTGGACTTTAACATCAACATCTTTAATCCCTACTAATGCTGGTCTTATATTACCAATATCAAACTACGGTACAGTTCCTGCAGTTGATCCTGGTACATTTGATCCTTTAACAGGAACAGGTTATCCAACAGGATATACACAATATCCAGGTGCAGATAATGATACTGTAGCTATTTCTTGGGCAAACTTATCTGGTCTGCCTGGAGATTTTACTATTGATACATACGAATTAGTATTAGAAAATTTAGCTCTTGATGCTCCTGCAGGTCAAGATGGATTTATTCATTGGCATCTTCAAAACATTCCAAGCATTGTTACTGGATTAACTGTCAACCAATCATTACTTAATTCAATAACAGTTCTACAAAATAGTATAGAACAGACTTCATTAGGTTCTGCTCCTGATTGGGTTAATAATGGTTATTCAGGACCACAACCACCATCAGGACAGAAACATACATATAGACTTCATGTCAAAGCAATTTTAACTGATGCTCAGGAATTAGTAACTCATATAGATTTCACTGCTGGTACTGGTGCTTCAATCCCTAATTTCAATAGAGATCCAGTTTTTGATGATCAATTTATAGTTGAGGGTGGTGATGATGGTTTTGATCCTAATGCAGGAAATTTAGATGTTGTTATTAACACTTTAGCAACTCAACCAACTATTAGAATTAGGAAAACATTTAATGTTAGAGATTTACCATATGTAATTGGTAAGTTTAGAGTACCAGACTATAGAGAAAGAAAGTTAATTGGATTTGGTGAAGGTGTAAATGGTGCTGGAACTGCTTTAGTTGGTGATGCAGCAGCTATTAATGTTGGTGATACTGGAGGTCAGTGGTATATATCTACAGATGTTATTGAAGATCCAGCTGAATTCTATCAAATCAGTGATGTATTAACAACAGGGTATACTGGGGTTGAGACACTTATATCACCATATTTAATTGGTGAGAAGAAATATACAGTTGGTCCTATTCAGGATTATATTTTTTCAAGACCACCAACACATGCTCACCAATTACTTCACAGTGAACCAGATGAGACAACGTTTTCCACAGCTGCTGATGGTGCTGATTCATTTACAACTTCATATCAGAAATATCGTGGTTTCATTGATAACTTTGTTCCAAACTCTACTGCTGAAACAAGAGGACACTCACATGGTTTGTTAGGATATAGACCATTAAGTCCGAAGACTTCAACAATTGGAAACGTTGATGGTATTGGTGAGAAAGTACAAACTAATAATATTAATGATAAGAGTTATGATGTAAATGATGTAGCATTAACTTGGACTTTAAATGGAACTGCTTTGATTAACTGGGGAACTGGTTTTGGTGAAGCAGGAGGATTTACCACTGCTGGTAGTGGTACGCAATATCTTGCTTTTGGTACACCAGGTAATAGTACATTCACTACTCATCAAGCTACAAGAGAAGCTTCTGTGAGTCTTAATTGTGAAGGATATGGGCAATTCTTTGTTTTAGCTAAAGGTGGTAATGATACTAATGGTGGTGAGCGAGTCAATGATACTGCTGATAATTTAAGAATTAGATTCAGTTCTCCAAATGTTGAGAGTGGTGCTCCTACTCCATGGGTAGAATTAATGGAGTCTGCTGGAACATTTAATATTAATAATGGAACAACTGGATATGCTGCATACGATTCATCATATGCTGTATGGAAAAATAGATATATTGATATTCCTGCAAACTTTAGGGAAGCTGCAGCTCAACCAGTTACTTTTGAGATGCAACAAATTTCTGATAGTAAAGTCACTGGTTCAAACCCAGTTGGTGAATATGATTCTACCTCAGGTGAAAATCTTAGTGGTACTTTAAATGATCCAGTAGGATCAAACTTCCAACCCAATGCTTATGATGCTTTTGGTGTTGCAAAGATTGGATTAAGTAGTAATGCTGGTGAAGGAGAATGGGATGGATGTTACAACTATAAGGTTACTGAACCAGGTGCTATTCCATTCACCTCAGCATCTGCAAATGGATCACAACTAACAGTTATATTTCCTGGTGTACATGAATTTGCTATTGGGCAAAATGTTTCTATTTCTGGTGCAGCAGATCAGTTGAATGGTTCGTATGAAATTATTGCTGAAGGTTTTAGTGCATCAGTATTCAAAGCATTAACAACTAAGGTTGGATCTAGTTCGATTGGTGTAGCAAGTATTGCTACTGGATATTTCCAAGAATTTCCTGTCACTCCTACACCAAGAGTTTGGATTGTTGATAACACCACTGTTATTGGTGGTAAGGAAATTATTGTTACTCAACCAGGTGACGGAGAAGAAAGATTTAATCAAACATTTGATAGTGGTACAGCTAACATTGCTGCAAATGCTGGTGGAGATAATATATTATCATATATTGTTCAACTAGCAGGTGGTGGAGGTGGTGGAGCTGGATCTACTGGAAATGGAGATTCTGGTGGAAGTTCAACAGTCACATTAAATGTTGATGGTACACCATATACTATTACCGCTGGTGGAGGTGCAGGAGGAACATCTGGAAATGGTGGTGGAGGTGGAGGTCAAGGAGGAACATACTCTATTCCTGCTCAATTATTTGCTGATCCAAGATTTAACTTTAGTACCCAATCTCCTGGAGCTAGTGGAACAACAGGTGGAGTTGATAATGGTGCTCAACCTTCTGGTGGTATGGGTAATGTATTTGGTGGTAAAGGATTTGGTGGTAATGGTGGATTCAGTCAATTTGTTGATACTGATAGTTGGACTAATACATGGACTGCTTCAGGAGATATTCCATTATTGCAAACAAGAGATTGGTTTGAAGTAGGAGTCAATGATATATCTGCTGGTGCTGCTGCTGTATGGTGTCCTTGGTTATTAAATAATGGAATTTATAAAGCTGTTCCAACAGGAGGTTCGGATCCTTATGTAGGACAATGGATAGAAGCTGGTGTTGGTTTTGAAGTAGTTGGATCACCTCTTAATGCTGGTGTTACAGTTACATTCGCATCTGATGGTCTTTCTGAAATGACTTGGACAGGTCCAGATGGTTCAGTTCTTGGTAGTGCTTCAAATAGTTCAGGTAATCCAGGAGATGGTAGTTGTTGGACACCTAATGAAGTATTTACAGTATCTAATCTTGCTGTTGGTTGGCATCAAGTAATATTCAGGGTTAGAAATGTTTTAGCTGATAATGGTGATAACTCTTGGGCAAATAACCCATGTTCTATTGGATTCAGAGGTGTAAGAAACGATACTGGTCAAGACATATTTACTTCCAGAAATAATTGTACAGGTGGAACGACTACGTATACTGTTCCTGGTGCTGGTGGAAATCAAGGTAGTTATAATGTTAATAACACGCCAGGTTTTAATGCGTCAGAGGGATCTCAGATTACTAGTGTAAACTTTGATATCTCTGGTGGTGCAGGTGGTAATGGTCCCCCAAATGGTCAAGCAGGATGTCCTGGATCAGTTGGTGGTACAGGATCTCCAGGTAGAAGAGTTACTGGTCAACTTGGTGGAAATCCAGGAGTATTAAATTGGACAATTGGTTATATTGGTGGAGAAGGAATAAACCAACAAGAAGGATCTATCAATGAACCTGCTGCCGCAGGTGGTGACGGTGCTGCTGTAGGTGGTCCATCAGGTCAAGGTGCATGGGGTAACGGTGGATCTGGTGGAGGTGGCGGTGGTGCCACATCACTATCGAATTCTATAGGTACTACTTTAGCTGGTGCTGGCGGCGGTGGCGGCGGCGGTGGTACTGGTGGTGGAGACAATAATGGTTCTGCGCCAGGTGGTACGATTGACCCATGTTGGACTGGTGGTGCTGGATTACCCAACCCAAATGGTTTAGCTATTGTCAATCCAATTGGATTTTCTGGTGGTGCTGGTGGTGGATCAAAAGGATGTACCTCTGGTGGTGGAGGAGGAGGCGGCGGTGGTGCTGGTCCTTCTGGAGGAGGTAGCGGTGGTGCTGGTGGAGCTGCTGGTGCTGGTCATGTTAATACTGGATCTGGATCTGGTGGTGAAGCTGGTAGATCTGCTGTCAATAGCTCTTCTGTTACTTCAGCCTCTGAATCTGCTGGATCTACTGGAGATGGATATGTAACATTAACTGTAAACTTCCAAGCTCAAGGTAATAATCCATCTGGAGGTGGTGGTGGAGCAGGTGCTGGTTTATCCTTCTCTATTCAAAGGACAAATACTGACGAAGATATTACAACTGCATTCGCTGTCTCCGTAGGTGGAGGTGGTAACGGTGGAGCAGGTGGTGGTTCTAATGGTGAAGGTGGTAGAGTTGTTGTTGAATGTTATGGACAATTACCTGGCGATGATAATGTTGTAGGTATTTCTGAACCTGCTGGTAGATTTTGGGATGTACCAGATTTCCCTAATGCAGGATATCTTATTTCTGGTAATCCTACTGGTGGAACTTTGGGTGCTATTTGGCATTCTGCTTCTAATGGTGTAGAAGTTGTTGGTTCAACTGGTGATAACTTTGGACTTGCAAATAACATTTCAAATAGCTTATCAAATAGAAATATTAGGTTTAGTGGTTTAGGAAGTAGATTCCTTCAAATTGGTCCTCTTAATTTAACAAATGTAGACCAACTTACAATGGGTATCATTAAAGGTAATGGTTCTAATGGTGGTGATACACCAGAAGAAGATATGGTTATATACTGGAAAACTGGTTTGGATGCTACATCAGAGACACCATTAGAAGCAATTGCACAAGCAGGAAATATATCTGCATCTGGATGGGTTAATTATTCTGTTCCTTTAGATGTGAATAGTGATGCAAGAGCTAATGGTATATACTTGATTGTAAGACAAACAAGACCTGATCAATCTGGTGACAACGATGATCCTACTGAAGGAGATACTAATGATAACTGGGGTATCGCATTATTTGGTGTTAGATATGCAACATTTACTGATAGAGTATTCATCCCAACATTAGATGCAACTCTACCTGGTAATGAAGGAACATGTGGACCTGACGATGGTATTGATGTCATAAAAAGAGTAGTTACTGCTACTGAATCAAATATTAGATTTACAGATGGTACATTAAATCTCTCAGCATCAACTCCAGTATCTGTTAGTGGAACTGCACAGGTTCAACAAACACTGCCACTGGTCACTAAGTATCATAGATCAAAGTACCTAATCAAGGCATTATAAGATAAATAACAACATAAAGAACTGATAAAATGGCGTCTTCAAGTACAGCACAATTAGTTTTTAACGCTTTTGATAGGATTCTTACTTATCAGGGAGTTCAAAAACAGTTAAACGATGATTTTTGGGATACAAAGATCTCACCTATCATCAGACCCTTATGGGATTCTGATAAGGATAGACTTGAGTTGTTTGTGTATCGTGAAGATGGAACTTATTTGATTCAAAGATCTAAGTATAGAAGAGATCATAAGACAAAGACTAGTAAATGGACATCATATGAGTTTGATCCTACTGGTATTGAGGAATATAGTCCTTCTAATCTGTACGATAAGCTAAGAGAGCAATTCTTTGAGTTTAAAGATATAACAGAAGCACAATATGAAGAAGCAGTTCGTAGAAAGATTGAAGAAGCAAACATTCTTAGTTGGAGTAAGATTCTATTAGTAAGAATGTTCTTGTTAGGTGATTGTGATTGGACACAGTTAGGAGATAATGGATTAACTGATGAGAAGAAAGCAATGTGGTTAGCATATAGAAAATGGATTAGAGACAATCCTAAAACAAATGCACAAGGACAAGATGCAGAGACAGCATATGATGTTATCTTCCCTATCACACCAGATGAGTTTATAAAAAGAAAAGCAGATGGAATTGATGCCAAAGCTTTAGAAAGATATGGTCAGCAAGGTAATGATAAAGATTATCTTGACAGTAGCTATCATTTCTGGAAACTATCAGCTAATTCTCTATCATACTTTGCTCAGAAAATGAGTGTGTATCTTGTATTAACAACTATTTCTAGAGATGCTATGGGTGAAGGTAAGTTTGGTAGAATTGATATTGATAATTATAGATCAAAAGTGAATCATCAACCACCTTATGCGTTCGCAACTGAGGCAGAAAGAAAGGCACATTATGGTGCTGATTATAATGATGGTGAAATGATCACTGCAGAAACTGTAGAAGAGAAAGGTCAAGCATGGTTAGATGACCTTCTAGCTAGAATTGAAGCAGGAGAAGTATAATGTTAGTATCAATGAATGCACAGCGATTATATGAATTGATTCATTATTTCGCTAAAGAAAAGAATAAACATATCTTAGTCATCGATACATCCACATGGATGGCACTAGGTGATACTAAGAAAGCTACAGTAAAGACATACTATGAGGATTTCTTACCTGTAGATGAAATCGGGGAGATATTCTCTGAAAGATATACCTTCTATGAATTTGATAACCAGACTAGTGCTGTTGATATAGCAAACGAGTGGTTCCCACAGAATGTTGACTTAGAAGATCAAGATTATTTTATTGAATGTTATGTTGTTAACCCATCAGGTGCTATGCCTTATGGTAACAAAGTTCCAGCAAAACCTGAATAAGCTAGGACACTTAGTATAGTGTCCACTCAATTGGTTGACACCCTCTGGGTGTTGTGGTAGGATGATGTCATCAAGCAAAAAACAATGAAAGTTCCTACTCAAGCAGAACTAACTCACATGCAGATACAAGCTATCTTAAGGGAACATTCCATTCCTGAGGATCAGATCAAGTATCTTGGTGAGAGGGAATATACAGTACAATACTGCTCTCATCCTGAGTATCATGGTCAGATTATGCCATGGTATTTGATTGGTGGTGAGCATGAAGTGCCAGTTTGTGACATTGGATCAATTGACCAGTGTGACGAAGATGACGAAGGAGTAGAACTAGAGAACGTTACTGATGACTGGTATGATGATGAGGGTAACTTAATCCCATGATAACAGTCAATCGTTACACTAGAGCAGGAAAGTATGGTAAGGTTATCACTTGCCCTAAATGCTCTCAATATGCTAGAGTATATCATTTCAGTTGGTCTGCACTCTCTTGTCAGAGTTGTGGAAAATCTGTAAATAAAGAGGAATGGGAACTAGCATGACAAATAAACATGAAAAGCGTAGAGATGCATTGACCATCTTTACTGAATCAATCCATAAACCTGATTCACGTTTACGTGGTTGTGCTCACAACCAAGAATGTTATCATGAATTGATGGAGTGGAGAGATGAAGTCCTTGAATATCTCAAGGTGAGACATCAACAAGAGTTTGGACTAGATAGTTACAAACCACCAGAGTACCCATCTAGATACTAATGGATAAAAAAGAGAGAATTCTGCAATCAATACAGCAGATACATACTGTAACTAAACTAATCGATGACATCGATTACGATAGCTACATGGGTAGCAAATTGATTATGGTTCAGGTTGAACTTGAAAGACATCTTACTAATTTGATTCACAATGAACGACGAGCAATTCAAAGAAGCGATCAACAATATGTTGATGATGCAGAACAACAACGATCACAATTTTCAAATTTTGCAGGCACAGATTGATAACCTGCAAAAGCAAATTAATGATCTGAATGATCTTAAACAGATGTTCAGGTTACCAAATCCAGCAAACAAAGATCGTAAGTTGTTCGATGAAGAAGAGTGATCTTGAATTACTCCAACCTGTACAATGGCATGATGTACAAGGTTATATTAATTTTATATGTGAAGACTATCTAACGATATGCTTCATAGATGAACCTCTTCCTACGAGTGCAAACTCACGTTGGGGTCGTCATTATGCTGCCATTCTAGTATACCCTCAATATTATCATGAAATACGCTGTCGTGTGGATGAAGAAAAAGAAGAAGGGAAAATCCCCCCAACAAGCGATATTTTACAATTTGGACGATGCCGTTCGGTGGGAAGAGCACATAAACAGAACGATACACGCAAAAACAAACGTAATCCCCCTGTTCAGTGACAGCTAACAAACTGTCACACACCCTATTGCAGGGGTCAGATTATGGTGTATATTAAGTACATACACATTCAACTACTCTCCTATGAAAGAGAAAATGTACTTGGTCACTGACATCACATTTGATACTACCGATGGTGGTAACAGAGAAGGTGAAGACCTTATGACTCTTGAAGAAGAGAGAAACCTTGAGGAGGATGCCAGAGGTCTCTGGTATGCTACTGATGAGTATCACTTATGTGACAAAATCACTGAGAAGTTTGGATTTGGTATTGTTCATATCAATTCCACCAATGATACTTTACATCCTCTTACTGCCTACATGTAACTCCTAGGGCATCTAGGAGGGACTACAATGCCCCTTTAATTATTATTGCTATGGAAACTCGTTCTATGCAACTGACCGTTAATCAGGTCAATTTCATCATAGATATGATGTGGGATGTAGATCCTGATCTTTGCAAGACTCTTGCAAAACGTAACCAGATTGATGATGTTCAATTACATGATCAACTCCAACACCAATTACACAGCATTTCTTAAAACAATGTCATCTGAATTGAACAACTTCATCGAAACCATGTCAGGTAACTGGGAGGAGCAAGCAGCAGAACTAGAGATCACTGTAGATGAACTCTTGAATGAACTTGCCAGTCGTGTGACAGTAAACAAACTGCCACACCAGAGGATGCACGGTTACTAATCCTTGTTATAATAAGTATATCAACAAAGGACACATGACCAACTCATTAGCTACTTCCCAAGACCAAGTGTACAAATACACTGAAATGCTTTGCCAAGCACTCATTAACGATTATGTTAGTAGTTGTGTGCGTCAATTTGAGCGTAACATTCTTACTGCTGAGTCTAAGTGGGATGTAGAATACAATACCAAGCGTATTGAAGAGATGAAGGAGAATCCTGATTATGATTTCGTGATTGAATCAGGTAGAAAATACCTTAAGATCGTCATGGTGAACAATCAGCGTAGTGTCCATGCATTTGTTGATAGAAAGACAGGTGAACTTTACAAACCAGCAGGTTGGAAGTCTCCTGCCAAGCACGTCCGTGGTCAACTTCTAGATTCCGCTAGTCGTGAGGACATCTTGGAGCGTTGCGATTGGGCAGGAGGATATCTTTACATGCGTTGACAAACAACCATTTATAAATTATACTACATAGGTCACCCACTCTCTTTCTCATGCCAGTTCCTGATTTCTACCTTGTTGCCGATGGCAACGCATACGCACTAGACGAAAACGGTATCGCATTCGGTGCCCCAGTTAACAATGACAATACTGTTGATTGGGAGCATAGCTACGATTTTAGCGAACACCTAGAAGAAGATGAACTTGAGTATATTGCACATATGTGCCAAAACCTTAAACAGGCACAGGCATTAACCCACGAATTTCACCATGAGGTCTTTGTTAAATGAGTAAACCCAATCCATTAGCAGAATACATTTCTACTCTAGTAGAACCATTCTCCCATCGCTACAAAGAAGGAGAATATACTATTACTGTTACTCCACGTGCTGATCTGGATGATGATGGTGTGCAACGCTACTGGCGAGCATTCTCTAAGTTTCCTAATGATTTTGCCGCAGCATTAAATCGTATGCTGCCTCGTGACGTACAATTTGTATCTTACGATCATCTTTCTAATCAACTTACTCTTCTTAAAAAATGAACAACGAAGAAGCACTACTTATTTCCCAGAGACGTGATGACATTTACGAGTGGGTAGTATCACGTTTCAAGACTCTTATGGCAGAGGAGCGTGTTGATGATGCACTATGCTTTGCTGATGAGTATTTTGAATGGTTAGATCCTAACCAACTAGATGATGAGGAAACCTTATTCTTTGATGCTAATGAACTCAAAGCACTCTACCAAGAACTCACCCAAGGTTGATGCCTCTATGAAGGCATTGATAATAGAGTACATGACTCAGTGTAATAAAGGTAATCATGCGGAAGCAGAGGTTATCTTACACAAGATTAATACGATGAGGAAACTAACTGATGTCAGTTAATTGTATATCAGCGTTTCCTTCTCCTATTCTTCAGTTTGGTGTTGATGGATTTCCTGATCAACGTGATCAGATAATACGGAACATTTACTCTGTAAAGGAAACAACTGAGTCTGTTAGCTATTCTAATGAGGGTGGATGGCAGTCTCCTAAACAAGATCCAACACCACATATACTATTCAAGACTGTCAATAGTATTATGACACAATTCCTCAATGAGGAATTACAGTATAGTGTTGGCAATGTGTGGTTCAATGTAAATAGTGAAGGATCATTCAATCATAAGCATACTCATCCATGCTGTGATCTTGCTGCTGTATTCTATGTGAAAGTTCCTGAGGGTGATTGTGGTAGACTTGAGATTGAAAATCCAAACTACTTCAATCAGGTTAAACTATTAGATGCGATGAAACCAGATATCAAGGAGAGTATGGTCGCATTCACTTCTATGTGGTTAAATCCTGTAGAAGGATGTGGTTTCATTTTTCCATCTCATCTACTACATCGTGTCTCAAAGAATAACACTCAAGAAGATAGGATAAGCATTTCATGGAA